TTGATTTACGACCAAAAGTAGGAACTGTCCAGCGAGAATCTTCGTCTATTAACAATATACGACCTGTGTTCTTGGCTAGAAATAATAGTCCTGCTCTCTGTTGCATACTCATACTTATTATGCATCTAGATCGAATCTCCAGAACCCGGCAGTATATTCGCCTTCGAAGCTCTTTAACCATTGTTGACCATCCCACTTATACTGGATGCCTGTGGTCAAATTGGTTACGTAATTATTTTCATTTTGTTCGGTTGGAGTAAAAACAGTGACCCACTCGTCACCGTTCCATTCTATGATTGAATTTTCTAAGATTTCGGGATCAGAACTGTCTAGATTTTTCCAAGCATCAGGACCGTCATAGCCAGACTGTCCCCTGTTTACACTGCTGTTCACAGCGTCTAACATCAAATATCTAGTGCCTACAGGTATATTAGCTATACCATTGAATGTCTTTTTAGGATTAAAATTGTAAGGATCTATTATGGCAGTTAACGCATCTAAAGTATTGGACGGTACAGTATCTCTGTCAATGGTAACTGACAGGTAGTTAGGATCTATGGCATTTACTGTAAAGGTACCAGTAACTTCGTAACCGCTAGGCTGTAAAAAATGTATTTTACTTAATCCCGCTATATAGCCACCTTGCTGCTCAAATATAACTTCCCAATTTATATCCTTACCAAATTTATTTGTAAGAGGTATCCGTAGCACATTGGCTATTTGATCTACATCTAAAATAGAAACGTTATATAAGTTAGGTATGCTAGGATTGTTTGCGCTCAGTAGAAGTACGCTGTAATTATCGTTAGTTCTGCGTACAGAATTGTCTGTGCCTCTATTACCTAAATTAAATGAAAGGTCGTTGAGATTAAGAACATCGCCGTTTTCAGAAAACACATTAGAGATCACAGACCTTACTATGCCCAATCTCTTGACCTTAGCAGGCGGAGTGATCCATACAGGCATTTCAAATTCTAAAGTACAGATATCTATTTCTGACTCTGCTCCCTGAGGTATAGTCCTCGAACTGAAATTAATATTATTGATATAGATAACACTTAAACTAGTCCAATCTAGATAATTATCAGTGGTCTGTATTTCTAAACTAGGATTAAACAGCACTAAAATCTGTTCTAGTATCTGTAATTTTTGATCAGTGTTAGATGTCCATATGTCGCACTTCATAGTAAGTTTAAACGGAGTCGGCATGAGTCTTTCTACGGTATAGCCCCCACCTTGATTACCACTATACACAGGATCTCCCGTGTTATCAAATTCATAAGATCGTTCTCTGATCTGGACTTTGCTAATAAAAGTTGGATCTGCTAATCGTGATGTATCTAACTCAAGCCCCGAAATATAACAAGCGACCTTTGGAACCGTAGACATTTTATTTTCAGAATTGTCTTTGATAATTCCAGCTACCTGTCTGGTCATGTCTCCGTACATCACAGGAATGTGTCTTTCCTCAGGAACCGATCCTCCTGTTTTATATTTGAATCCTATGAACACACGCATGAACTGCGTGACATATCTTCTTATCTGTCCGTCGTAGAAGTAATCCATTATGAATCTGCCTTGGGTCTTAGAGCTTTACTAAGGCTCTGTTTTTCTTTAACTGTTTTACCATTGATAACATCAGTTTTTTGATTATTAATAAAACCAGTTTTTTGTGTATATCTAGCTTCCTTGCCTTCAAACATATCACCGCTTTCTTGTACGTCGTCTGGGCCGAGGTTACTCATTGTCATTCTAACCTGATCTTCAAATTTAATCCATCTAGTACCACTGAATCTAAACAAACGTTTAGGCATAAAATCTAATCTTAAACAAAATTGTCCTTCGACAGGATTCGCAGGAAATCCTGCACCTGCAGAGAAAGGAGCCCCATTTGGAGGCAGTCCGTCTCCCAACAAGTAACTGTCATAACCTTCGCTGGTAGGACTCTGTATCGATGTCGACGCAGTGGCTCCTACATAAATCGGATCTCCATTTTCATCAAACACAAGATTGCCGTATTCATCTGTGGCCTGTGTTTCTCTAGACGCATCTATTTGTGTGGTATCTACGCTGACCAATTCAGTGCGGCCATCATTATTTTTCTGTATATGATAATATTTGCTAGTATCATATCCGCTGCGAGGAGCATCTGATTCTGCCTGATCAAGAACTGCCTGAGTGATCTGCATTTCTTTTTCATAGGTACTCATTATGTCTCTGAGCGTTTGATCACTGCCTTCGCCGGCTAATCCATCTAATATTTCTTTGAATTCTTGACTATCAACTAACGGCTTACATTTAGCACGATAGAGATGTGGATACCAAGTTACTGAGAACCCTTCAGCAGCTCTTGAAATTTCTTCAATCACATAAAATCTTTTAAGGGAGAATTGAAAATCGTTTAGTGCAAATTGGTCCTTTAGATGCGGTAACTCTATAACATCGCCTGCTATCAATTTTCTGCCTATTTTTTCAACAGTATCATTGATGTGAAAACTTATAAAAATCGTATCATTCTGTAGAAATAATCCAAACTGACTAAGATTAAAATCAGTGTCTTGTATATTATAGACCCCTCTAAGGACATAGATATCGGGATCGTATTTTCTATCTCTATTTTCTAAAAAAAGCAAATCCTGTATATTACTCACACTGGTATTAGCATAATCCGGTGTAGTCGGAGTATCTTCAGCCGGGGTTCCTGGACCTATGTATTTGTGAACAAAAACGTCAGTACCGCCAACCTGGAACATTTCCCAGATATTTTTGTCGATAAACTTATAGTCGTTGCCCTTTTCTGGGCGATAAAGCGAGAGTCTTGGCATAGTCTTATATTTACCGCTACGATAAATAGTTGTATGAGCCAAACTAACCAGATCAAACAAGGTGTCTACGATTACTGCAGAACTATGCTAGGCGACGGCATGGTTGATGTTGAGTTAGATCCTATTCATTATGAAACTGCGCTAAACAGAGCTTTATCTGTTTTTAGACAACGTAGCGATAATTCTGTAGAAGAATCGTACATATTTTTAAACTTACAACCCGATGTAAACGAGTATACCTTACCCCAAGAAATACAACAGATTAGACAGATTTTCCGTAGAAGTGTAGGTTCCCGGACAGGCGGGGGAACAGGTGGAACAGTGTTCGAGCCATTCAATCTTGCCTATTCAAATACATATCTATTGAGCTCAACTAATATGGGCGGACTATTAACCTATGAACTGTTCTCAGGATATCAAGAACTGGTAGGAAAAATGTTTGGTAGTTTTATTAATTTTACGTGGCAACCTGAAAGCAGAAAATTAGTAATACATCAACGTCCTAGAACAGAAGAAAGTGTAATGATTCAGGCTTACAATACCAAACCGGATACTACTATAATACAAGACGTATATGCCGGACAATGGGTCAAAGATTATTCATTGGCTAATTGTAAAATGATGCTCGGCCAGGCCCGCAGTAAGTTTGGACAGATAGCTGGACCACAGGGTGGCACACAACTTAACGGTACAGCATTGATCGGTGAAGCTCAAACCGAAATGGAAAAACTCGTAGACGATCTAATGAAGTTAGTTCCAGGCGGATCTGGCTACACATTTATCATCGGTTGACCTTAACGGAGTATACCTGCTATAATGTCTTTAATCGGAGGACATTATGATCATAGGTATTTGCGGATTTATTGGCAGCGGCAAAGACACAGTCGCTGACTATCTAGTTAACTTTCACGAATTTAGACGCGAGTCATTTGCCAGCACTCTCAAAGATGCTGTAAGCGCGGTGTTTGGATGGGACCGGACGCTGTTAGAAGGGCGTACTAAGGAGGCCCGAGAGTGGCGAGAACAAGTAGACCCGTGGTGGGCAGAACGTCTAGATATGCCTACACTGACTCCTAGGTGGGTACTACAATATTGGGGTACAGAAGTCTGTCGTAAAGGTTTTCACGACGATATCTGGATCGCTAGTTTAGAAAATAAACTCCGCAATAGTAAAGATCATGTAGTAATTTCCGACTGTCGGTTCCCTAACGAAATTGTCAGTATTCGCAATGCCGGCGGACAAATTGTTTGGGTACAAAGAGGAGATCTGCCCGAGTGGTATGATGTTGCTATCGCTGCGAATCAAGGTTATAATTGGGCAGTCCAAGAACTCAAGATGCGTAAAATTCACGCTAGCGAAACGGCCTGGGTCGGCACAGAGTTCGACCATTTGATAGATAATAATGGTACTATAGATGACCTATATAATCAGGCAAAATTAATTGTCAGCAATGAGATCACCCTGGCGCCAAGTTATTCCCTCCTTGCCAAGGATCTGAGCACAGTTACAACAGACAGTTTTTAAATTGCTGTAACGGCAGTTATCCAGATTGCCATCGATGTGAAATACTCTAAATACTTCTCTGTGCGGTGATTTAAAACCGCACTTTTCACATTGCTGCTTCATTTTATAGCCTGATCTAAACCACCTCGGGATACCATGATATACTCCGTGGGACAGGCATATCTCGCACAGACTTCGGTAATAGACTTTACCGTCTTTTTTATAGTTAACGGCTCGAGGTCTATATCCACACTTACATAACGGTCTCATAGAAATATTTACACCTTTTTTGCCCCTTTTTATCTGACTCAAACCGGCCAAAATTATAAAAAGGTGCTAAATACTTTGACATAAGATTAACCCCAGGAGATATTCGAATGGCACTAACATCACCAGGCGTACAAGTTACAGTTATCGACGAGAGTTTTTACACACCTGCAGAACCAGGCACAACTCCGTTGATCGTAATTGCGACGGCCGAGAATAAATCAAATGCAGCTGGGACAGCCACCGCTGCTGCAACAACACAAGCAAATGCAGGAAAAGCATTTAAAGTAACTAGTCAGAGAGATCTAGTTGAAAATTTTGGTGTACCTTTCTTTGAAAAGACAGCAAGTTCTGCACCAATACACGGCTCTGAGAGAAACGAATACGGACTGCTTACTGCATACAGCTACTTAGGAGCTTCGAATTCAGCGTTCATTGTAAGAGCCAATATCGATCTCGACGAATTAGAAGGTGCATCAGCAGCCCCGGGAGCAGAACCAGCAGATGGAAAATGGTGGGTAGATACTCAAGCAACTACCTGGGGTATCCAAGAATGGAACGGCGCGGCCGCAACAGTGACAGGCGGTCAAAAGTTTACAAACAAAGTACCTTTAGTGTTTACCAATGACGAAGTTGATCAAATTGACAGCAATGGACCTAAGTCATCAGTTGGTGCAATAGGAGATTATGCTGTAGTGTTTGAGACCATCGGCGACGATGGTACATATACAACAAAATCTGTAGGTAGTTTCGGTGATAAAGAACCAGCAAGAATTTGGTATAAGTCGCCAGGCGGCACATACTCAGGCAACACACTAATCGCAGCAGGCGACTGGGTGCTAGTCGGCAGTCCAGAATGGAAAGCCAGCTGGGCTACTGTTTCCGGCACAGCAGTTAATACTACATTAACTACTGGTCAAACTTTTTTTATCAACGGCAATTTTGTAGCAATTGGCGCAGGCGCAAATACTAATGCCAAGCTAACAGCAACAGCCAATACTATTAACACAGATCCTGCTTTTTACGGACAAGGTATCAGCGCCAAGAGAGTTGGTTCAGCACTTTACATATATTCAGACGGCTCGGCAACATTTGATACAGGTGGTGATTCAAGTCAGACCGGTGTCATAGAAATCCAAGCCGGCACAGGCGGATCTGCTCTATTAACTGCACTAGGATACAGTGCCAAAGAGTATTATCCTCCAAGACTTCAAATTAGTCCACACACAACAGTTCCTCAATGGAAAACAGCCAGCGACGAACCAAGACCAAGCGGTTCTGCTTGGATCAAGACCACTGAGCCGGCTAACGGAGCACGTTGGAGAGTAAAACGTTGGAGCTCTGCAACTAAAACGTGGCAAGCCATTTCAGCACCACTTTACGCTACAGGTCATGCAGCACTTTATTATCTAGATAGATCAGGCGGCGGTGTTAATTTAGCCAAAGACGATGTCTATGTACAATTCAACAGTGACGAAACTTCTACAGCGGCTGCTCCAGCAGTGGCTAAATTTAGAGTGTTCCATAGAAAAGCCACAGGAAATACAGAAATTGTTTCCGAAGTAATTACCGACGCAACATTTAGTTCTGGCAGCAAGAGCTTTACAATGAAACAATCTCGTACAGGAAGTCTTACACTAGATTCTGTCGCAGTTTCGTTTACCGCTACAGCAGATGCCACAGACGTTGAACTAATTGCTACTGCTATCAATGGTGCAGATTTTGGTGTAGATTCCAACGGTGATCAAATTACAAATCTCGTCGAAGCCAGCGTAACTGCTGAAAATGAACTAAAAATAGTTCACAAGAAAGGCGGTGAGATCAGATTTATTGACGGCAGCGGAACTCCAATCGCATTACTATTTGCTGACTATAATCTAGATACAGGTGCAGGTACAGCTAATTTCTATGCATTGCCAGACGATGCAGTTGAAGAATACGTAGCTTCTAATTGGGAACCATTAGCAGCTGAAGATTTTGCAGCCAGCGGTGATGCACCATTAGATGAACCAGAAGACGGAAGACTATGGTATAATCCAGATTTCGGCGATGCTGATATGATGTATCACAACGGTACAACTTGGGTTGGATATAGAGATGCAACAGCATATCCTAATTCAGATCCTAATGGTCCTCAAGTAGGCGCTACTGAGCCTACTACTCAAAGCGATGGCACACCATTAGTTAACGGCGACCTTTGGATCAGCACAGCTGATCTAGAAAATTTCCCAACTATCTATCGCTGGGATGCCGTAGCAGATTTAGAATGGAAATTAGTAGATAAAACTGATCAACAAACTGAAGAAGGCGTGTTATTCGCAGATGCTAGATACGGCACAAGCGGCGCAACAGGAAATACTGCGGCCACTATCAAAGCATTGTTAACAAATAATTATTTAGATCCAGATGCACCTGATCCAGATCTATATCCACGTGGTATGATGTTGTACAATACACGTAGAAGTGGTGGTAATGTCAAGCGTTATGAAAACAGCTATATTGACACTGCTGCAGATAACGGACGATACAACGACGAATCAATGTCAGGATATGCTACTGATCGTTGGGTAACAGCTTCTGCTAACAACGAAGACGGTTCTGGCAGCTTTGGACGTAAAGCACAGCGTCAGGTTGTGGTAGCAGCACTTAAGAGTGTTATCGATACCAGCGAAGAGATCCGCGACGAAGAGCGCAGAAACTTTAACTTGATGGCTTGCCCAGGATATCCAGAAGTTCTAAGCAACTTGGTTAATCTAAACATTGATAGAGGTATTACTG